GCCCGATACAGAATCTCCTGGAGGTGGACTAGGTTCTGGTCCAGGATCAGTATACGTGTCTGTCAGTGTAATACGTATCTGAACTTGCGTAGCTGTTCCTGTGGAGTTATTTGCTACATCGGTCTTGGCTTCAAGTCTATAATTATTTGCAGAATAAGGGCTGCTGAGAGAATCTTGATAGAATGTCTGATAAGAATTTGTCAGAGTGTAGTAATTAACTGTAGGATCCGTGCCGGCACCAAAGCTTCGTGTTCCAACACTGTTCAAAAAGTTTACCCAAGCTGTAACCTGCGCGGTTGATACACCAGCTGTCAACGCCGATGTAATTCTGATTTTTCCACCACTATTGAAAAAATATCTGGCTGTGGTAGCATCAGCAAAGTTACAGGTCAATACTGTCTGGGCTTGTGTTGTCCACGGAGAACTGAATGTCTGTGTGGCTTTAGCTGAGACTACGGATTGATTGTCGGCAAGATTGAATCTATTTGTAATAGCCTGTTCTAACAATATATCGTAATTGGTATTTGGAGAACTTGGTCCAAATCCAATTGCATCGCCGACATTAACTTGCACCACATTGGGCATCACACCGTCTTGATGTAATCTTATATTGATGATATCAAATCTCAATAGATCCCACTGTGCTTTGGTGATCGAGTTGCCGATGAAGACATCCGAAGATTGCACTGCTTGCCCATATCCCCTAGTAGCAGATCCTATGCCTAACAAAGATTCGGCCTTGTCCTGTATGGCCACATACTGCGAAGCAAATATTTGTGTTCCGCTAGTCATTACAGCACCAATACTTCAATGATATTGCCAGTTCGTGTTCCGGTTGATTCTAGAGCAACTGCAAACACATTGGCATAATTACCGTGGGCTGCCATAGCTGTGCCGCTTGGGCCAGCTATCAGTCTATCTCCTTTTGTTACTGAACCGTATGCCTTACATGGAACCCTTCCTTTGAGAGCAACATATATCCCACCTTCGAGATCTTTGTTCATCATAAAAGCAGGATCTGCACTAACGACTCCTATAGCACGAGTATTAACATCACCGGCTGTAACTTCTTTTTCTCCACCTATTATCATCACTGTTCCTGCTTCGTATTCTTTATCAGCAAGATATTTTTCAGCTAAATCTGCATAACGAGCAGCTGTGGCTGTGCCATTAAAAATATTTGCGGTGATGTTACCGCTGACATCTCTAGCTGCTATACTGTAAGCTGTGGCTGTGATTCTTGCAGTTCTATATTGAGTGCTGGCTGTGCCATCCGCCCACGTAGGATCAATTCTTGCGTTGGTTCTATCGATGAACGTTCTATCAGCGTTGTCTGCTATACCTACAAATTGATTGGCTAATATATCGCCGTTGGAGTTTCGCACAGCTATTGTCGAAATTGCTAATCCAGGTATAACAGCACTCGGATCTAAATTGTTTAGTTTACTGGCATTTACCGCTGTTGACGCAGACCCAGTAACTGACCCAGTAAGAGTACCAATAATATTAGCACCGGCAAATCCTATTTCTTTCGTCGTAGCGTTTATCAGAACTGTACTGTCATTGGCTAACACATTACCTGTATGAACTCCTGTGGTGTTTCCGGTCACTGCTCCGGTTAATGCACCGGTGAATGCTGTAGAAAAAACATTGCTCCACCGCTTTGTAGTTGATCCTAATGTGTATGCATTAGAGATACCAGGTTCTACGCCTGTGCGTTTTATAATCGCAATATCTCTCTCATCGATAACATCGTCTACTGTGATCCTAAATGTTATATCATTGCCTAAACGATTTTCTACAATTACATCAGTACCGTTTTCAACCCTGACTCTGAGATCGTTGCCATCGCCCAATTGAAATCCAGGATCACCAAAATTCACTTCAGAAATAAATGCACTTTCACCTGTTTTAATATATTGATCAGCGGTGAACCCGCCTAGCTTGGTAGCATTGCTTGCGGTGCCCCAAAAGGTAAAATCATCCGTAGAAACACCAGTCTGTGATTTTACTAATGTTACACCTTTCTTAATCACTGTGAAATCGTCAATGGGGTTTTTACTAGTGTCGAGAGTAAAAGCAGTCTTGCTGATCACAGCTATGGTTTTGTTGTCTGCTATGACTTTAAGTATAGTATGAGGACCTTCTGCAGTAGCCAATGTTCCATATACCACTGCCGGACTAATAATTGATGTGCCTAGATCGGGACTAGCTATAGGACCAATGAGTGTGAAATCATTCCCGGTGTATGTATACAACTGTTTAGCCGCTGTGTCCCACCAAAAATCACCGATAGATAATCCACTAGGTGCTGATGCGCTGGCTTCAGCACCACCGGCTGTTTTAAACTTAGCGCCATCATAAAATTTTAGTTTTTTAATTGCTGTATCAAACCAAATTTGTCCGGTTATGGCTTTTGGTGGTGCTGTTGTATTGGCAAAATTTTCCAATAGGTGCACAAAATTTTCATTCTGCACTTCGCCGTAACCTGCGTAATTTTTACCTACTAGCCTTAGGTCGGTATTGGTGTCGATGGTGCCGTCGGCTACAGACGTTAAAAATACACCGTTAAATTTGTTGACTTCATATGCCATGTTAGTAAGAACCTCTGCTATGTTTTATATTTATCTATTCAAATACTATTAGTTTCTTCCAACTAAAACTTCAATAATTCCTTCAGTTCCGTCAAAATTTTCTAAAGATTTACCTATTATATTACCGAACTTCGGTTGATTAGTTGCTTTAGCAAACCCGTTACCGGCGCTGACTAACATATCACCTTTATTAATTTTTCCTGTAACTTTACACGGAACTCGCCCTTGCAATGCTACAGCAACTACATTGTTGCCTGCACACAAGGAATTCATTAAATACGCAGGATTAGTAGAAACAACACCAGCAATTTTATTAGTTTCTGGGTGAGCTAAAGTAACTTCATATTCTCCGCCAATTTCCAAAACTGTGCCAGGTTCATATTCTCTGTCAGCTACATAATTTTCTGCTAGATCCGCATACTGAGCAGTTGTTGCTGTTCCTCTAAATAACCCGGTGGTAAAAATATCATTACTACCTGTATCTAAAACTTTGTTTAAAACCCACTTGTTACCAATGCTTGAATACATAACCGAAGCGCCAGACCCATTAATAAATATACCAGCACCGTTAGCTTCAGCTGCTGTAGCTGCTCCGCTGGCCAATGTTATTAATTTGTCTTCGATTGTAAGTTCTGTAGAATTGACTGCTGTTACATTTCCTTGAACTGTTAAATTTCCAGTTACAATTAAATTGCCGTTAGCTGTTATATCATTACCAGGGTCTGCCGACGTTATGCTATTAACTTCAACATTAGTGCCCTTGAAATATGTTGCATACACATTCTTAAATTTATGACCTGGAATACCTAAATTTGATGTATTATCAGAAATAATTGCAGGCTCGTTAGGACCGCCTAAAGACAATGATTCCGGAGCATCTATAAACGATAACTCGGGTCCTATTCCTAACATATCAAATTTTAATTTTCCGCTAGTAGATCTTATCGTAGGACCACTCGAATGAACAAACAACCTCAGTTGATTTCCACTGCCTAACAATATTCCAGTGTCACTGACATTCAACGAACTCAGTGTTCCTAGCTGTGTGAGTCCACTCAGTGTCACAGAATTATTAAGACTGCTTCCCGTCAAGGTTGCAGCATCAGCTGTGACTGTGATATTGTTAGAACCATCAAAATTCACACCATTAATAGTTCTAGCAGTAGCTAATCTAGTAGCAGTGTTTGCATTTCCGGACAACTGTTCACCAATAAATTGGGTGGCCTGAACTATGTTAAATGTGCTGGTTCCGCTGGTTGCTGTGACATTTCCGGTAAGGTTGCCAACGAAATCTGCTGTAATGATACCTGCTGAAAACCCGCCCTGTGAATTTCTGGCAACTATCTTGCCTATAAGATTGGCAGACGATGCGTCTACGTTCCATGTTCTTTCCACCGCACCATTGAAATCTGATCCTACAATATAATCACCTTTTTTCAATGTATTGGTAGTATTTGCTGTGATTGTGATATTTGACGCAGCTGTAAATGGTACTCCATTGATTAGTCTAGGTGTTGATAACTGATCAGCTGTGGCAGCATTGCCGGTTACACTGCCATTGATCTTGGCTGTGCTAGAAAGATTGATTCCCACCAATAGACTGTTGCCGAACCCCTCAACTTGATTGTTTGTGTTGATAGTAAAAGCTGCCGCAGTGCAGATAGCAAATATCACGCCATTGGTTTCTAAGAATATCACTGGACGAGGATTACCGGTATTGTCGTCCAGTGTTCCTGATCTTGCTTTGGTAGATCCAAATCCTTCTACGGCCTCTGGACCTATCAATCTCCATGATGTACCGGTATATGTAAACAATTGATTGATAGGAGTCTTGAACCATAACGATCCCGGGCTAGCACTGGATGGGACTGTTGCACTCACAATAGCAGATCCTATAGGATTCCATTGTGTGCCATCATAGGCATGAGCTATGTCGTTTGTGGTATTAAACCATATCTGTCCAGTCAACGGTCTTGATGGAGGAGCTGTATTAGCAAAATTTTCTAAGAGGAACACAAAATTTTCATTCTGTATTTCGCCATAGCCTACATAGTTTCTACCAACCAATCCTAGACTAGTAGTAGTATCAATGGTGCCATCTTGCAACACCACTAATTGTTCCTTGTTGAACTTGTTTATTACATAGGCCATTTATGCCGCTCCTGATTCATTATGGAGGTAGTGGTAGATCCGACTGCCATGTCCACACTCCTCCGATTATTCGAAATACTTTGATAATTCTTGTTACCGAGACACTTGCCGCAGCTATAGTTGCTGTGGGGAAACTAATGTTTGTGATTGCTTGGCTGCTGGCTCCACCAAGATTGGTTAAAAATGCTGCTGTGGAAATTGACGGTGGCAATGAATTTATACTTAAAGATTGAGCGTTATTGCTTATCAAATTACATAAAATTCTAGCATATGTGAATGCTCTATACTCGCTCACAGGAGCAAGATTATTCAATATGTTTGTAATAATATATGTATTAGATTTGCCATCGGATAAATCAATAGTAAAAATCACAGGTCTTGATTCCACCCTGTTATCTGTATACTCTTTGGTGGCAGCATCTTGAGCTGCCACAGGATCTTGCATGCCGGTGATTCTTGGAGACCCGATCAATGCAACATTTCCTGAGCCGTCTGGTTCTAACTCAATATCAAAATTCGTACTCACCGTGCTGATTCTGTGATTTTCCAGTCTCATCTGAGTGACTGCAGGAGCACCCGGACCTATGTTAACTACAGTCTGTGTACCAAAGGAACTAACTCCTGGAATACTTGTAATAGCCGAACCCAGACTGTTGCCATCTATTACCTTAGTTCCGCCAATATATACTGCTCGTCCTGCGGCTAAATTCAGTGTCTCGGATATATCAAGCCAATTACTACTGTTGTTGTAAGTTATAGTTTTATCTGTAGACGCTTTGATTGTGATACCTGCACCATCGGCCGTGATGTTTGTAGGACTAACCACATTAGCTATAACAATATTTTTGTCTTCTATCGCCACTGTTGTGGTATTAATAGTTGTAGTCGTTCCTTCGACTGTGAGATTACCATTGACTATTAGATCGCCGCCGGCGACCACTGTGCTGTTGGTAAATCCAGAATATAGATCGATGTTTCTTGTTGCTGCATTAATCGTGATAGCTGCTTCTTGTGTAATACCCTTTCGAACACTCAACTGAATATTCCTATCAGTTGCAGCATTGCTTATCAATACATCTCCTGCACTAACAAATAGATTTGCCTGGCCTGCTGAACCTACTGTGATACCTAAATCACTAGTAATCTGCAGTTGCCCATTTATGCTATTAGAAGTGTCAGTTCTAACATAGGTGGTTGCCGGAGCTCCGCCTAAACTATCGCTGTTTATACAAGTCGCACGTATTTTAAAATTAGATAATGTGCCTGCATTGAAACCAGGTTCTATATTGCCATTAAATCCTATGATTCCTACTTTGGGTGTAAAACTGTCTTTGGAAAAAATTCCCAGTAACACACCATTATTATAAAGACTAGTTACTACCCTAGTTTGATTTAGTGTATCTAAAATAGTATCTACTCTCAGTCCGCTAAGACCTTGCACACTACTATACGCCGGTGCAAGTAACACCGCTGTAACCCCATCAAAAAAGTATAGTTGTTTTCCGATATCGTCATACCAAAGGTCACCGGTGGCCAGTGTGCTTGGTTGGGAGCTCGATACCGTAGCCGAACTTACCGGAACAAAAGTAATACCGTTGTAAACTTTTAATTTTGACTGGCTAGCGTCAAACCATATTTGACCTTTAATGGGGTGTATGGGGGCTGTATTACTAGAAAAATGCTCTAGCAATTTAATAAGATTCTCGTTAAATGCTTCGCCGAAACCGCTGAAATTCTTTCCTATAAGAGTGATATCAGTGGAAAGATCGTCGATCTGGCCGTCTGCTACAGTTGCTACAATTGTGCCGTCAGTTTTGTTTATTTGATATGCCATGTTTTACTCTGTTAGAAAGCTGGTGGTCCAGATCTTATAATATAATTCATTGCCAAGAAAGGATTCATTAAACCTACTGGTGTTGCTAGTGTTACTCCCACGGCTTTTTTTACTCCGCCGCTGTCTTTGAGATATTGTGCCTGACCTGGGGCTGTTGGGCCAGGTCCGGAAGTGGCTAACGGATCGAGTGTTGTTGTAAGTGCAACTGCAGAATAGTCTTGAGTGGGAGTTGACAGTGTATGACTGTGTTCTGGTAGGTTCGGCAATGTCAACGCTACAGAACTTTGTCCTGCTGACCCCCCAAGTATTGTGGCCTGCACATCCGGAACTCGGCCTGCAACGCCGCCGCCAGCATCTACATAAGGACCTGCAATAGTCGGCACGGTGCCAGCATTATCCATATTATCCTTACCAAGTGCAAATCTACCTCTAAGATCAGGTAATCTAAATGTGTTTACTCCTAGTAATGGTGTGGCTCCATTATATACATTGCCGATCACATCAAACAGATCTGTAAACTTTACCCTTTCAATTTCTGAACCGTCACAAAACAAGTAACCATCAGGAGCAGTAATACCTGCATACGGCAGAATAGCTCCTATCGGCACTGCTAGATCACCAAGAAACACTTCTCTGGTTTGTTTAAGAAGACCAGAACTAGCTAGAGTGCTTTCACTAGGTCTGTAGGTTAAAATAAAATCGCCTTTTTTGCCACGATTAGGCACCGGAGTTTCTTTACCTGCAATAATATTTGCTGTGAGTGTGGCATTAAGAATTTTAGTAGAACTGCCTACTTGCCCGTCAAATTGCACAGCCGGTGAAATCACATCACCTGCTAATTGAAAACTAGTAATTGTGCTGAGAGATGTCGCAGTGTTAGCATTGCCACTGATGTTTCCGTCAAGCACTCCTTGTATAGTATCTGCGATGATTGTTTTGGCACGTATATTATTGAAGCGTCTTGTTGCAGTGCCTATATCATATGTGTTTGTAATTTTTGGTAATATAAACGCAGTTTGCAGTGGACCGGTAACATCGATGCCGTCGCCGACAATTATGTTTTTTGCAACTGCAATTCCACCTTGAGTAACAATACTGCCGTTATTTAAATTGGTGCTGGCTAAGCTACTGGTAGTAAAAAAAGAACCTGTGATTTTTGCATTGCCTTGAATGTCTAACGCTTCTAGTGGATTGCTTTGATTTATACCAACTTTGTTGTCAACAATTCTTAAAACCGTTGCTGGAATACCGTTGCGATTTGTCTGTAGATCTATAGAACTGCCTGCAGCAGAGTTATAGATATTACTAGATGTTGTTGTAGCTGATAACTTGAATGTCTCATCAGCACCTATAGAGATACCGTTATTGTTTTTGATCTTTATTTCAAAATTAGTGGTGTTGATGGTATCTGATCTAAGGAATGTTCCCGCAGCTTTTTCTACTCCCCCTACTAACAATGCTTGAGCATTTCTTGCTGTGCCATTTAGCACAGGTAAAAATCCCCCTACAAAATTTGCAATTTCACCTGACGTTGCAGGAGCACTGATGTTGATGCCTGATTTTATCAGAGCAAATCCAGTGATCAAAGTCTTCGGTGTAAAACTGTCTTTGGAAAAAATAATTACAGGAATATCTGCAATATAAAATGTTAAAATAAATCTATCTAAGTTATCAGAATCTGATATTTTTTCTATAACCGGTCCATATCTCAAGCCACCAACTGAACTCTCAACCGGCCCAACTAATATCCATCGTGTGCCTGTGAATATCCGTAGTTGTTGATTGGTAGTGTCTACCCATAATTCTCCTACTTTACTAGTTTCTACTGAAGGTTGACTAACTCCTTTTTGTATTCCGGATGCTGCTTTCCATGCAGTATTATCCCATATTTTTAGGGTTTGTGTTCCACTTGTACTATCATACCAAAGCTGTCCTTCTACAGGGTTAACTGGTTGACTAGTAGATGCAAAATTTTCTAGCAGTGATAAAAAATTCTCTGCGATAATCTGACCGTAGCCGGTAACATTACGACCTGGAAATTTGAGACTAGTGTCTGTACTAGAAGTATTATCAAACACCGTGATAGGACTTTTGTTTTCTTTATCTGTAAAATTAACTATGTATGGCATGATTATATCTCAGTGAATCCGGTTAAACTCTGCACACGGATAGTGTAGTCAATCTGTAACAGTCTGTTAAGACTTTTCTGCACAGGGTGAAACACCACATGTGTTAATAGTTTTCCCTCAGCACCGTTTTGGCCGATGCTTTTTAATCCTAATTCATCAAACACAAATTCACCATTCATGTCAACACTGTTGTCAAATGCTTCTTGTTCTAATGGTTCTCCATAATCTAACAAGCAGCTGATCACAATATCACTATAAGTCGCTCCGCTGATATGTCTAATTTCCATTTTATTTCTTACAGGATCTTGGTTTTCAATAGCATTTTGATCCACTACTTTTTGGTAGGTTTGATTATAGAGGCTAGAATTAACACCAACAGTATTGGGTGTAAGATAAGTGATAAGACCTGTAGGATCGACTGTGGTTCCGCCTGTACCAAAAATCATCTGATATACTGTACCGTATCCTTGATTACTAAGACTGTTGACCATGGCCACACTCATATTTTCATAGTGAATAGCATTGCGTTTGTCTACAAAAATTTCTTTGGTCTCAGGATCGTGAATCTTGATATGACCTTCAAAATTAAATCCGCCCGTTTCGTTGGGTCGAGATTGTGTATTTTGAGCTGATTGATCTTGATTTTTAGGCATTTTTATCTCTTTTTGTTCCATCATGTATTTATTCAGGGATGTCAGTGGTCTTTTCCACAATGAATCTAGCCACCGGCGTCAAACTGTCTATTAGACTCACACCATCTGCTGCTGTAGTATTGCCCCTCGTATACCAAGTTTGTCCTAGTCGTTTAAGTACGGTAACCCTAGTTCCAGCAGGTAACGCAGCGGTTAATCTAATTTGCTGTGAAACACCGTCCACACTAAACTCAGCTTCTTGTGTTTGATCTGCCTCAGGACTTGCCGCTCCATTAATTTCGGTGTATACATCCTGTGGATCTTTTTTTAATCTACGGCCTGCTGCAAAAACTTCAAGTTGGTCGCACGGTCCATAAGTTAGCGGAATAGATTTTCTATACCAGAGACCGCTTCGTGAGCCTTTTACAGGAGTAAAATCCAATGGCCCAATCAGTAATGTGCTACCGTCGCTGGTAAAATCAATCCGCTGTTGTGTTTCATTGTAAGGAATCGTTTCACTATACCCTACATCAGCAACCACAGTGTTTATAGCATATGTTTCTGCGATCGATGTTCCTTGCACTCCTCTACGCAGCTGGCTCAACACATTTCCTGTCTTCAACATATATTCAATGCGTTCGCCCTCAATGAATATAGTTCCTGGTAAATTTCTAGACATAATCGGATGCCCTAACAAACTAGCATCTGATACTTCTATGGTCGTATCAAAATATCTCAAAGGTTTTGTTAATTTGCATGATGCTTTTGAAAATCTGTTAAAGTGATATACATTTAACATGTCTTTATGGATTTCGTAAGCTGAGGGCAATTTAAAAATATCATTTCCAAAAGTAATTATTTTGATATCATCGTCAAGTGTGGTCGTGACATTGAGGTACACCACTGCTCTTGGCAGGCTCACAAAGTAATCTTTTTCTTGTTGAAGTCTGATGCCGTTTAAGTATACCCATACATAACTGGCCGATATAGGAGATCTAGCCAATTGATAATTCACTTTGCCGCCTTTGATTTCATCTTGAATAATATCCATAGAAGGATATTCACCAAACCAAGTAACATTGATTGCAGGATATGTTGAATCGGATATTGTAGAATCTCCAGGAAATCCAAAATCAAATTCACTGTCAATAATTACATTATTTCCTTGTATAAAATACTGTGCATTTAAATCGTTTTCAATTTTGATTTTATCGCCCAGTGATAGCTTTTCTGGTTTGATGATCAATTCCTTGGTAGGACCGTTGAATGTGTAATCAATCACAAACGTGCTGGGATCATCATTAATGTAAACTTTTAGATTAGAAGGTAATATGCTGCCTCCTGATTCAAACGGATCTACTCCAAGTATGAACTGATTATTAGTGCCGTCATATATTACGTAGTTAGTGTCTGGACCTCTAAGTAATTGCCCGTTGACTTCCACAATCGCAGAACTTAGAGACGATCCTCTGGCTAATTCACTAAATCCATCGAGATCAAAACTGCGTGTGCTACCTTCGTAATAAAATGTCTGAGTATTTACATTTACTAGGGACAGTCCTAATGAATCCACATCCGACGATGCTGCTAGACATGCTATTTTAATTACATCGCCAAGCTGAGGTTTTATTGCAAATTCAACTAAAGTTTTTCCTACAGCATCTATGATATCTGTGCTGTTGCGGAAGCCTACATCAACTCGAGATCCATTTAGTGTAACAAATACACCACTAGTAGCATCATAGTCTGCATTGGTAAGAAATAATCCAGTAGTGCCATCTGCTATGTAACTTTGATAATCTAATATGCCGAGGCCGCCAATTCCTATGCTTAATATTTCCACTAGTTCGCCTATTGCTGGGGCTGAAATAAAATTCACAGTTGCAGCTGAACGGTCTATGGTGTAGTGTTGATTCAACGCTTTTGCAGTGTTATCAACATAAACAAATACTGAGGAGTTTTCTAAAACTGTCTGACCTATAGCAAACGCAGTGTCTTGACCATTGGAAATAGTAATCTTTGATTGTAACGCAGCTGCTCCGGATGTTTTGTTGTTATATACTTTTATCGAAACACTGTCTATTACTTGTCCTGGTATGTTTTCTTCAGGTGCCGGAACGTTATCTTTGTCAATGAATGTTCCGCCCAAGATAGATATCTCTTCTGCAGTTTTGCCTGTAGCTGTGGCGTAAGCAGAACTTATAGCTGACAACGAGCCACCGCTGAGTTTGGTATCAAGTATATTATCATCTGTAATTACTACAGATCCATCACTGTCTGTAGGACGGAAAATAAGGATATCACCATCTTGAGTGCTGATATACGGGCCTATTAATACTACAGCATTTACGCCATCACCTACAAACGTTGGCATTCTTGTGCCGATGAGTAATTTTCATCATCTATACGCACAGTGATGTTTGTGTTTTTACGTTTGATATATATGTTGATTTGCTGTCCAGCTGCTGGTATATATGGTAACGTCACTGATCCGGTGCTTCCGTCCGCTACGTGATAATAATCTGAGCTGATCTCTACTGAATCCCAACTGTCGGTGAACCAAGGCAAGGCATCCCAACCACCGGTGACATCAAATGTCGTGCCTTGTATTCTCACTCCGCCAAAATCAATACCAGTCATGAGTTGATTTATTTCTTTGCCTGCCATTCCTGTTTTTGGGTTATAGGACTTTTCTATTCTATTTACAGCATCCAATAACAAAATGTTCTTGTCATAAGTCACTATAATTTCATCATTTATAGTCGGAGCAGTATTAAATATCAGTTTTCCACGAAGCAAATTATAACCACCGGTGGCTTGATAATACAGAGATACCTGATAGTCACTAGCTAACACAACTTGTGTTTTTTGCGTGGCAAATATTTTTCTAGTTACCTTGATTCGAGTTTTATCATTAGTCGGTGCATAATTTAAAAAGAATACAGCACTGCTGCCACCGGCAATAAATGTCTGTGTCTGCGAAAAATTTTCATAGATGCCGTTAGCTGAAAGTCTATCAAATTTCAAAGCAACATCAAACATACGAACTTGAGAATTTCCTATGATTGCAGTGGCTTTGGCCTGTACAGCAGTAGATGAATTTCCTCCTACCAATGTCACTGTCGGAGCTTTGATATATCCTGAACCTTGAGTTAACATTTGTATGCCTGCCACTTTACCATTCGAGATAAATGCTCTAGCAGTAGCGCCGGTGCCGTCTCCTTCTATCAAAACTCTAGGCGGAGTTAAATATTCTGTGCCCTGCTGATATACCTCTATAGCGGTGACTGCATAGCCTTTATTATCTGCCCACCATTTCCATGGATACTGTGATATTTCTAGTGATGATGCATTAACAGGATTGGCACGACCGTCAAAGATTGAATACGACGGTGGCAAATCAAAATCGATCGCTGCCGATGCGTATGATTCTGGTTGATCATAACGGCTGATATACTCTCTAACTGTGGTTCTAAATGGTTTAACTTCGTTGATGTAATCTTGATAACTTGATAAATTATCATTTTTGTAATTCGGTGGGCTTGCTAATGTGCCAATGTTATGCGTGGCATTTAGGAAACTGGTTTTAAACACCCAATCTACATACTGTTGTTCGCTGAATACATGTCTTATTGAAGCAAAAAATAATTTGTTCCATTCTACTGCGTAATCACCTACAAAAATATTTTCTTTTACTGCTGCAAAAATATTTCTAAGTTCTTGTGAATTTTCAATGTCATAGGTTGTGGTATCAAACGCCTGTGTATTATCGAATCCTACTCCAACTGCACTGGTGTTATATAGTATAGAATCAAATTGTATTGTACCGTTTTGTCTACCGACCAATAGATACTTGTCTAAAAACGTTTGACCTATTTCTTGAGTTTTTTGGAATTTCGCCCAGCCGCCGGCAGCATATTCTTTGACTTTGATTATGTCACCAATCGTCACAAGGCTATCTACAACTTCATAAATGTTAGAATACTCTTTAACAACACGTTGAGTATCATTATATCCGGATCTAAACCAATCCACTTTATTCCAATACTTGGTGGTGTCGTAAGCCTGTGACCTACTACGGAAATACGTCTTACGTAGATCGTCCCAAGAATATATACTCCAGAAATTATTTAAAGTTGCATCATTGTTTACTAAAACAGAAAAATATCTAACATCAACTTTGATGACACCGTAATTTTTACCGCGATTGGTGACCACCACAGCTATTACTCTGCCTTGACCGTCAATGTGACACACTGCTGTGGCATTCAAACCATCTCCGGTAATAATCACCGGAGGGCCAATATAGATTCCGGGCTGTTCTTGATCAAATAATTCTTTAGGCTTATATCCGTATCCCGGATCTATTATATCTATTGTGTCTAATTCACCGTTGATCAAATTACCACGCAATACAGCACGTTTGGTATTAGTTGTTCCTACTGTCTGTAACTCTATTTCAGTGTCTACTGCAATGTCATAAAGATTCAACTTATCACTAGGAGCTGTATCAACTTTATTTAAATTAGTATATTCTATGGTTTCTGCAAAAGTTTCATTTAATAATATATCATTGATATATTCTATAACGATTTGCAATGCCAGCAACCTATCAACAAACATAGTCTGTCGAGGTCTATATTGTATACCATATTTTTGTTTAGCTGGAAGATCGATATCAGGAATTTTATTTCCTGCTATATCTGAACCAATAAGACTGTCAATCCATTTGTTTTCTAATTTTAAAGATGGTAAATTATCAGCCACGCCTTCTGTAAGTAGTTGATATTCGTTGTGAATTGGTCTTTGAGATTCTAAGCTGTTGCTAATTTGTAGATTCAACAACGCTGTATCAGACTGCATGATTGTTTTAAAATTATATGTGAGGAATTTGTTAGATTCTATCAATGCAACAAAAGCTAGATTTGATCCTGCTGGATTTGCAATTAATCCGGCCACATCAGCAGCTGATTTTGTTCGATCTGGCATATTAGATGGTGTCACAGCTTTGCTACGTACCCAATAATAATATAATGTTTCTGAGACAAGTCCAGTGGTTGGGCTAAAGAAAAATTTCACACTGTAAACATCATTGTTGGGATATAATGGTTGTCCGCTAACTCCTTGAGCTAGTCCTGCATTAGTGTCTGCCAATGCTGCCCATTCGTTAGGCAATAACACAGTTTCGACCCACTCATACACATCTATGCTCGAACCCACTGCCTGTTGATTCCAATTTCCTGTTTTGTAAGCAGAATCTTTTTGTTCTGCATATTGAAATTTTGCAGTGCTAGTATTCCACCATAATTTTCCTACATTTTTTTCTAACCAGTTTATTGTGGAATCTACTACTACTTCAGCAGTTCCTATTGAATACACTGCAGGATCATATGGAGTTTTGTATTTTATTTCTTGCTCAGCTATATTAAGAATTTTTCCTCTAGCTGCATCGACGAAATCTATGTCTTGTATTTTTACATTGTTTACATTGTCATAAAGTTCAATTTTTTTAATTTTTCTTAAATCTACCAATGGTCGTTGGCTTGTAAGCACAGTCCAACTTGCATCTGCACTAGCTGTGAACAGACGTGCTATGCCTTGATATGCTTTGGTAGATGTGTTTTTATAATAAGGTGATCCTACTAGTATTTTTGAACCTATACAGTCTATGCTGTGTCCAAATGATTCGTCTGTCTGTAGATCGCTGTCTAGTTTTTCTGTAAGAAAGAATATTTGATCTTTGTTGTCAAACACATAGACACCACCAGTAAATCCTTGATCAATATAAAATCTTGTTCTTGCATTATCAAATGTTGTGCCTTCTAGTAGATCAAAATTGATAGAGAAAGGTGTTTTTGTATTTCTAGCACCGACTGCTATTTTAGAACTGTCTGGACTCACTGATACGGCAAAACCAAAATATTCATCAGCATAGATTTCATAACTTTGCAGACGCTGTTTTACTCGGAATTCAGTTGTTGATTGATCTAATTCTAACACATATACTGCACCTTGATCTTGATAGTTTACATCTGACCTAGGACTAGAAACTACTAGTGTATTTCCATTGGCATCTAAATCCATGGCAAATCCAAACTGATCCCCAGTACTAATCACCAACCCAGAATCTATGTCGGTGAACGACGACAGTGTGCCAGCATTGATCATTTGAACAAATTCATAGGAATCGTATGCAGTTTTTTTATATACAAAAATCTTACCGCTAGGTGTAGTAGTGCTGTCTCCTACCTGATGCCAATTAACACTAGCAGATGGATCTTCATTATAGCTACGATACGTGCTGTCTGTACTGTCAAATGTGTTACCTAATTGATAATATTGATATGCTGTGCCAGGTGATCCTTGAAATCTTACAGTCTCTCCTTCAACATATTCAACGTCTGGTCTCCATAGTCCTCGATAGTTTGCAAAATATTGTCCATCGCTGTTTGGAGCACCTATAACTAAAATATTTCCATCGCCACTCATGGCCATAGAAAAACCAAACTGATCTCCTTGCTTGACTAGTTCTGCTTTCTGAGTGTTAGTTAACAGTCCAGTGGTTGTAAACTCCTGTGTGGAACCATCATCTTCCACAGAGATATTTGTTGGTAGAGAGCAGTGTGTTGATATGTCGCTAACTTTCAGCCAATTCTGTGAATCAAGAGTGATAGTGCTTCCATCTGATGTTGATCCGTCTAGACTCTGCCATAAATTGCCACGTGCTGTTTCTAAGATAGGATCTTGTGCTGCTTGCCATACTATGTCACCTTGCTTGTAGGAATCGGATAGATTGTATATGCCTTTATACAAAGGATTTTCCATATGTATCCACTCTGTTCCTGTGCCTTTGATGAGATATACCCTGCCTGTGTTGTTGTAAGATCCTACAGCAGATACTGCCAAATAGTATTCAGATCCGTTTACGCCAATGGCAATTTCAGAACCAAATTTTTCATTGTCAGCGGGTCTAGGAGACACAAATGCTGAGACATTGACATACCTGCCGCCGACAAATTCATAGATAGCAACCATGCCCTGCTGATAGTATCCAAAATCGCTTGCTGATGTCTGTGCAGGAATGACTGTGGTATGGGGGATCCAGTCATCTGAATTTACAGCTATTTCCGAACTACCGTCAACGACTGCTGTGTTAGCGTTCAGAGCTCGATACAATCTACCGCCATATACGACAATATCATCCTGTGCATAAAACACATCTACTGCCCAAGCACCTCGAAATCTACTGGTCACTCCGCTGGCTGTAGGAGCACCTATTACAAGATATTTGCCGTCCGGACTAACTGCTATCTTGTCGCCAAACGATCCTAACGCTGTTTCAAAGAAACCAACTGGCGGTGCTATGATTTGTTTTAACGAAAGGCCTGTATCAGTTTCCACATATACATTTACAAAACCTGACTGAGGAATAGCAACAATAGTATGTTTATTAGCATTGTCATATATGACCTTAGTGCCTAAGCCTAATGGATTAGATATCCCAATACTGTCTATATTTTTTGCAGAATAAGTTTTATTCTTTTCAATAACTTCCCATTGATCATTTTTATTATTATCAACAAAGACCAAAGATTTGTTTTTTAACAGTGCTGCGGCCTGTTGATCAATATTAGAATAATCAAAAAATCTAGCAACGGTTAGTAACTGCAGATTAGCTGTGGTACTTGTGTCTATCTCAGGATCATCTATATCTGCGTTTACTGTGATTGTTATGGTTGTGTTTGTTACTGCACTGATCTTGAAAAATCCTTGCAGATTTGCAATTTCACGAATACCTATGTAGTCATCAACTGATATAACGTGTGGACGATTTAGTGTTAGTATCACTATGGTATCGTCTGGTCTGGCTACTGCCACTACATAAAGCAGCGAAGATTCATTTACTCGTAGAACTTGCCACGAATCTTGATAAAACGTCACCCAGATGTGATCATTTTCGTTAACTGTATCGATGGCTAAGGTAGTTAAATCATCCAAGGTTCGAATAGTATGTTGATACTGACCGGCACTTACGTAACCAGCTGTGAACAACGGCTCAGTCTGTGTCGTAGTAGGTAAAAAATCCGCTGTGTAGGGCACAGGAGCAATAGTGAAATCGGTGGCAGTGATACGATAGAATGAATCTACAACTTGGGAATTCACTGAGAGATTAGAAATGTGCAGCTGAGGATTCAGTTTAAATTTAGCTTTTTCCAACTGTATTTCAACTTCTGTAAACTGGTCCGTGCCGCCAACTTGTCCTAGTCTAAATGCCCATTCTTCATTGAGAGTAACACTGCCTGCCGAAGATCTACTTAACTTATCAAATATCTTGGTTATGCTGTTTGCTGTACCTTTTTCTCTGATAAATCCTTGATATAGTTGAAATTGGCTCACAGAATCTTCTGCTAGATTTTGTAGATAATCTCGCTGTTGATATCCTATAGCGTGTCTAGCAAGTTCTCGTTGACTTTGATTTATACCTTGTGATGTAGTTTCAAAGTAGTCACTGAACTGATTTATTTTGTAATCAAAATTAGAAACCAGTTGTTTAACAGGAGTGGAATCTAATTTAGTCCACGTCGCATCGTTAAAGTTTTCCGAACCTAATTGATTAACTAAACTAGTCCAACTATATGATTTGTAAGATACAATGTCTCCTAATTTGTAATCTTTGAACGGTTGCCAAACTTGTATATCGACATTGTCGAATAAAAATCCTGGACTGGTGTAATCTCCGTCCCAATCTACTGTACGGAAAGCCTGCATTTTTATGCGTCCTTGCCGGTATCCTGTGGTCTTGTCATAGATGATATCATTAAATACGGTACGATCATCAAATACAGTTACATGCTCTTTGATAACATAATGTAACCGTGCGTAATATATACCGTCAGTGGTATTTGTTGTTTCTAATTTAAAATTCTGAAAACTTCTATTAACATTAATAAATCTAGGAGCCAATACTGTGCCATCGCCTTTAAGTATCTGGTAGTCATAGAATCCGTCTAAGAGATTATCCGGTGTTCCTACAGGCACATTAATTTCTAATTTTTGCGCTGAGGGGCTTAGAGCTATAATTGCGCCAGGTTCCCAATTGTGTTTGGTCCAAAACATAAATTCTTTGGCAGCACTTAACCAATCCTGGCTAGTAGCATTCTGAGGATCATAGTTATTGAATACAATACCCTGTGTTTTAAGATAACTGTCATAACCTAACAACAGATCCACCACTTGTTGTATACTGGTTAGCAATGTGCCATAGCTCATCTGTCGCACTGTGATGGTATTAAAAACTCGTCTTCTCAGTGCTTCTACCGCGCCTAATTTAGGAACGTCTCTTAATTTCTGCCATTGATTGCGATCAAACTCGTCGGTACTGCGATGTGTCTTCAATGCACGATAAAAATTGCTTTGATATCTTACTAATACACCGTTATTGTAGTTTTTTTCTTCAACCCAGTCTGTGAACGGTTCACTTAAACCGCCTACTGAAATCACTGGATCTTTGCTGCTGGCTTGTGGCTGATGATAATTGAAATAGGGATGTATGTCATCATAACCTGCTACTATCCAGCCGCCTCCAGTTTTTTCTAATCGAACTCCACTGTAACTAACCGTAGTTACTGGACTGCTGACATTGAATATAATATCATAGTTTTCAGGAGGTATGAAAATACTTTTAGATTTAGCAGAAGGATTTTTAGAGTCTAGTAGATACTTCTGTTGTTGCTGATCTACGAATCCACTCATTCTAAAACTTAGGGCCACATCTAATTTTTCTATTTTTTTCTGTAGACTATCTACAGGCAAGCCTTGTGATTTTATGTAACTAGTGAGATATCTCACTAGGCCTATATTATTAGCTTCAGACACATGCCTTGCAACATCTGAGATAGTTACAAACAATCCTGTGTCTGAATTTATATATTGATCTAGTTTATTTTTGGTGAATTTTGATCTATCAAAATTGTCAGGAATATATTCGAATGGTTTCATCACACACATGGCTGTGATTACTGCATAGGGCCATTCTGAACTAGATCGCCAGGCATGTTCAACTGGACTGACATCTCCTAGTACGAAAGGTCCGCGATTATTAATCAACGAAAAATCTTTTGCAAGATTCGAATCCAACGGACTCAGCAACTTGCCGTCACCGTCTACAGGGACGTGCGACGATAACCCGGGTCGTTTGTATCTATCATAACGACCTGCTCGAACGCCTTGGCGAATAATGCCGGCTTCGAGATCTTCCCACAATATCAAGTTATTGCTGGTATAAGGAGCGGCCCCGTATTCGGCTTCCCACCAGTCCGGTTGTTGACTGAATCCCAACATTTCCCAAGGACAGCGATGTGGTCTGTCTGTGTCATAGAAATGTTGATACACTCCTCTCCACCAACCAGGTATGTTTTTGGTCTTGGTGGGGTCAGACATGTTTGAATAGGTATAAGTGAATGAGTTTTCACTGTCAAAATATTCATTTACAGTATAATTGATATTGGTATTTTGTATCCATTTCAAAAAATCTTGGACTATCACACTGTCTAGCTGAGTTTTGGTGTATTCACCAACTCCATAATAACCGGCTAATATTTGATCTATATCGAACACTGCAGAATCATATTCCTGCTTGATATTGTTGTAGATACGTAATTCTAATTCCAATAGTAGGTCATCTCTGTAATCTCCGTAAGCTGCTGTTATACTGCCGTCGTGACCTTGTATGACATATCTAGGCTCTTGATATGTGTCATCGAGAAATTTGGAAGGAGTGTATTTTTTATACAGTCCCATAGAGGTCGGGGTAGGTGGGATATGATTAGTAGATGTACTGAGATATTCTCTGATTTCTATGATATCTAATAACTCTAGTGTTACTAATAATTTCACAAAGCTAAATGTCACGTCAAACACATAGTCAACACCATGTAATAACTGTGTGTCATTTTTGTATACATACACTGCTCTGCTACTAGGCTTTGTAAGATCAAATGGTTGTGACAAGGAAAACGTGCGTATCCCTGTGTCTTCTACCACTGTGGTCAACGCAGTAAATGCGCCTGCTCCGATCATATCTGAATCAGCAAATGCATCTTGTGCAGTTTTTACAGATGTAAGACTATTGATGATGTCATCTACAAAATCATTTACTGTATCATTGTAATCGATTTCTACAGACCGTTGTAAAAAATTATTTTTAAAAATTGTATATTCTTTTTCAGCATATTGTATGGCTTTGACTATGTTATGGGTTTTGTCACATAATGCCATTACTGCCAACGGCGTATTACCGCTGTGTTTTAAAAATCTTGACGCATGATATCTGTAATCTTGAAGATCTCTTAGATTGCTGACTCCTGGTAAAATACCAATAAACTCGTTGTCCCATTCTATCGCACTGGCAATATGATTAGTGGCCTGCCCGAGTGTAAATGATTGAATTGCAGTGTTAAGGGGATTCTTTTCAATGCCTATTGGCATTTCATAATATCCTTGATCAGGTTCTATGTCAGCAATGATCTTGATTACCACGGCATCTTTGGCAGCAAATGTTTTATCAAATACAAATACATTTCGACTTCGAGTCCAATTACCTAGATATCTGTTTCCGTTGAGATAAAAATTTATATCGGGATCGACTGTGAGATTATCCCATTTCACTGTGTTAAATGTCAATGTATCAGTAGCAGTGTCTACTATAAGATTATCAATTATTGGTTGGATATATGTATTGTTTAATTTCTGCCACCCGTTGGCAAACACATCAGATCCCAGTTTATAAAAACCAGTAGAGATTTTTTGTGTCACAGGCTTTCTATCGACACTGTATCGAAACGTTTGTGTTTCCCAATTCCAATTAAATTCAATGTCTCCAATATTGTCTATATTGAGATAACTAAGTCTAAAACCTAACTCGCTGTCGATTCTACCATTGCCGGGCTTATAGCTAAGGAGATGCGAACCTAAAAACTCTGTGTCGGAATACGTTGTGGTATCACCGAAACTTATTCCATCGCTGTCAAAAACATCAAACAATGGTGGTTGATTAACTGTGGTTTTTCGCTGACTAGCTACCCAGTTTGATCCGTTAAAGTGATACATCAATCCTTTGTTTTTGTTGCCTCTGGTGACAACTACCCCTTGTCCAAGTATTGATTCTGTATCTTCAGTTTCCTGCAAATGTATCTGTTTTGAATTAGTATGAGTGATAAATTGCACTGTGTAGATTTTGTTGTTTGCTAATCTATCAGTGTCTGCTATCACTAAAATTCTTGCACCGTTGAATAAAAATTCACCATCTACACTGTAGCCCGTCGATCCTTCGATGGTTGAAAATACATCGGCAGTATTTGTATCAATGTAATCCACAGACATTTTTGCCGTGGTTCCATGATTAATCAGTTGTAGATTAGGCAGAAATTCGATTATAGGCCGTTTGGCTCTAGAAGTTTCTGTGGCTGGAAAATCTTGCCCTCGTAGTTTGTAGGCTTTTTCCAATACTGACCGATGAAACCAACGATTATATCGGCTCCACGGATTGTTGTCTAGGCTGTTTCTAGCGATAGTGATATAATCTTTAAATGCAGCATATTCAGTGGCATCGTCAAACGGCTGAGTATCAAAGCCTTCGTTGTCGAATAATATTTCAGGAACGTTTGCGCTTAACTCCGGCACAACTAGATCGGTGAATCGTGTTAAGGTAATAGCCGTGCCTACTCCTTCTACCAACCACAGGTCTTTGGCATATTTTGAGGGAGTGACTTTGCCATCGAATTCCACAATCATTCCGTTTGAAAACTCCACAGCATTGCCGCTGGTATATGTGGTTTTTCCAAGTATCTCTAGCTCTACATTAATCGCTGTATTTTCTTCTATGTCGGAGATGACGAATCTACCAAATGCATCGGGAGTGATGTTGCTTTGATAATAAAGGACATCGGGTGCATCATACGGCACAGTAAAAGTCAATGTTCCGTTTTCAATTCCGTTGTTTGTAACACCCTTGTCATAGGCAAGTGCTGCGCCTTGGTTAGCTGATTCAACAAACTGCCAATCTTGACTATCAATGGCAATAGAACTGGCATCTAAAACAGACACATCACGAATTGCTCTCCATAATTTTGAATCATACACAGCAAAACTTCCTGCACGATACGGTTGGTTGGGTCGAAACAGTAGTGAGCCGGAATCAAAATTGGTGCGTAAGTTAAAGCCTTCGTCAGGAGCATTAATTTTAAATTTATATGTTTGGCCGCGGAATAAAGTTAGAGTGGGATTATTCGTGTAGCTGTCAGGACTAAAGACAAATGAATTTCTTGTTGTTCCTAGCACAACTTTATATGTGCTGACTATGTCCGCAGATTGACCAGTAATATTAATGCTGCGTGGACCTAATGGTTCCCAATAGTATTCACGATAGTTTATGAATTTGTCCCAATCTATGGGAGGGTTCCATGTGTAGTGAGTTTGATCGGTCAGCTTGTCATCTCGTTCAATGGAATTTCCAAAAAATTTCAGTTGATTTTTGACATCTATGTAGTCATAGAAATTTTCTATTTTATCATGATTTTTAAATATGACTCCAGGTTCGAGCTGATAGCTGCTTCTCAAAGTAGCATCTGTATCAACATATACGTCATTGCCGTTATAGGTTTTGTCATATCTACGACCCACATAACCTACTACTTTATCTAACACACCGGGTTGAATCAGCGGATCAACTACTGCAGATAAAAATTTATCATTAGCAGGAGTTTGAAAAATTGTAGGTAGTAATTCGACTGATCTGCGTATAGGCAACTCGCTTTTAGGAAATGTATTATCAGCCATTAAACGTATCCTCCGCTACTAGTCTGGTATGTTGTAACTTGTTCATTTTCAGATTGCACACTTGTGTTTGTTCTTATACCTATTTCAGCAGCCGTAATCGCAGATACAATTTCTATGTCATCAACTGTGGCTGCGCTAATTAAAATTTCATCAGGATTGCTTTGTATTTCAAAAAGACTGCCAAATGCCTGACTTGTTTGTCTTGGAATGATCACAATATTTGCTAGGTCCGGAGCTACAGTATTTAAAATATACGTAGTAAGTTCGCCCATATAGAATCTGTCTCCAAAATCCCAATTGTTGATATCAAAGAAATCGTTGATAGCTGAAATAATTCTTACCTTGAGATCGTTGTCGTTGATAGACAGATTTTGATTTTTTACAATCTTGAACACGGCCTGAAATGCAGGATCAGCCTTGGCCCCGAACAGCACTTTATATTTTACAGGATGATATATTATATCATCACTGATGCTTTTTATCGAAGATAACGCAGATCCAAATGTGGTTCTTAGAATCTCGCTGGTCGGTGCTACTGGTTCTATATCAGTGCCGCCTGCAAGATATATTCTGTAACTTTCATCATAACTTCTAATTAACAGATAGATATCAATAATGTTGCTAGAGGAAGGATCTATTCTTCTATCAACGCTGGCGTTATGTATATATTGAAACTTGAGATTTCTCCTACCCACAACTGCAGAATATTCACTAGCGATATCTAGGATATTAGTTGTTCGATTTACTCGTTTAATCACATTTTCACCAATGTCATAAAAATAAATCAATTGTTGATCAGGATATGATAACACATCTGTAAAATCTATATTGTCTTGTTTGTCTCTGATTAATATGAAATCTGTAGAGTTATCAATTAGTGTGCTGATTCTGTTACCGTAGATATCGTTAGTAGCTTGGAAAAATAAAAAATTTAAATCCGTATCAACACCTACTATATTTTCAAATGCTTCAGGATTATCTATAACGCCGTCATCGTCGGAGTCTCTAAAACTTAGTTTGATTTCACTAGTGCTTTCATAGCCGTCACTGAACTTTATTGTATCGCTGATTTCAAAAGGAAAATCTTGAATCAGCTGTGTGACAAAATCTTTGCCAGTATTGACTCCTAGAACCTTGATTTGATCTTTTACTACTACCCCTAATTGATCATTGTAACGTTTTTCATTTGAGTCAAAGTAAAATCTATTCTGATTGACACTACCAAAAATATAACCAAGCTTTCTAATTCTCACTGTGTAACTATCGGGTTGTTTGACAAATGCCACAATCCAAGAACTATCTATATTTGTGTTTGTGGTATCTCCGGCCTTGCCAAGAATAAAATCATCTATAAGATTCAAATTGTTACTGGTCACTAATTTCCACTGCGATTCAGAAGATTCATAACGCAAACCAAAATTTTGATTTTCAAAAACTTGATTAACTATTTCTGTTTCTAATGCCGTAGGTAAATCATTGACAAATCTTGGCAGTATTCGTGTAGCAATTGCACCTGTTGGCACTACAATATTCAATAATATAGGACCGAGACCTTTGACATAGCGGCCGTCGCCGGAAACTTTGATAATTTTCGCCCAGATATAGTCTGTTTGATCTGCGTCATTGGCATCAGCTGGAACAATTTTTCCTTTTTTAAATCTACTGCCTGCGGGGGCTGTAAATTTCACAGCTGCGTTAGTCAACACATATTTTAAGTTACTTGTTGAATATGCACCTACCAACAATTGTGAGTTATCTACCACATTTTTAAAATAGCCTGTGCTGGTTGCTGTGGAAATAGACTGCCACACTGTGTTGGTATCTGTGAAAAGTATTTTATCAAACTTGGTAAAATAAAAATTGTAAATTTCTGCGTCAGTAAAAACTGGTTCTATGCTGCGTCTAAGAAAGTTAATGATGTCTATTCTACTGGTAAATTTAAATGACAATACCGATTCGTCTTCTTGTTTATAAAGATATCCGTCATCACCAAATACGTTTATACTGCTGTATTTTCCCGTGGCATCAATGATGTCAAAATTTCTGCTGATGCCGCTGCTGGTTCTGTTGACTGATTTTATTTTTACAATGTTTTGCGATCCTAACAACGGAGCAAGATTATAATCTTCTGCAGTGATCATTCTATTCTGAGTGTAATACACTGCTGGCGCATTTGCTCGGATGGTGTCTATGTCTTCCGATGCTGCTGAGTTTGCTACAGTGCTCTGTAAAGCCAACCCTATAGTAAGTGTATGCTCAACATTATTTTTGTTTCTGTATAATACAGAAATGTTAATACCTCTTAATTCGTTGGGATATATGGTATAGGATAGACCATTGCTGGTTCTATAAAATACCCTAAATGCTCCTTGCGGTAGATTTCCGTAAACGCCGTCTGCGAATACGAGATCTATGTTGTCATTTTCTTTGGTGTTGATAGCATATATGTTGCGTATGTCTTGTGTTACACTGTTATATGCAATATTATTACCTACTAACGATGATACTTTGGTCCATTCTTCCAGTTGGGCACCTTGCGAATTAAGAGAAAATAACCACACATCGTCATTATTGATATTACCTGCGTCTACTGCAATTTTTTCGTTGGTAGTTGGTACATCTATAGAAAAATCTGCTAGTTCCAAACTACCTTGCTTGAACTGTATAAAAAATCCTGTGTTAGCACTGCCTGGTCCAGATCCATCATTTTTATATATAAATCCCAATTGGTTACCCGGAACTGGAGGCTCTTCATAGATATTTTCACTGTTCTTGAAAGATGTGCTGACTATTTCAAAATTTACACTTCTACTGGCCACAGTCTTGGTAAACGAGAACAAAGGTACATCTGTGCCCACAGTTCGGAATCTATATTGCTCTGTGGGAATTCCTTGGATGGTAGCAGAACCTTGGCTGCGACCAAATTCTGTGTTGTCGGCCATAGCACTGTTCAACACAGTGAGAAATTGTTCTAACCAGTTGGTATTGGTAGGGTCGTTCCAGGTTATCAACTGTTGGGCAAGATTCTTGCCATTACTGTCGACGATAGTATCAGTGGTAGATACTGAAACAAATTTTAAAAGTCCGCTGGCGGCTGCTGTGCGTTTGGCATTGTAACTGAGCATGCGAGCAATACGCAGCACACTTTCTTTGGTCTCCGCTAGTTCAATAAAGTTTTCACGGCTGGCAAGATCTATGCGGAATGCTAGGCTCTGGCCCAAGAACGCTACGGCATCTATCAATGCCATGTATTCTGATGATTCTATATAGTCGTTGAAATCTTCTGGGTAGTTTTCACGTAGGTATGTGATAATAACCCTGCGCAGATTTTCAAAGTCGTAGCTGCGGAAATCCGCGTTTTTAAAGGTCTGATATATCCTGGTCCAATCTTGATTCAGTATGAGATTGTTTTGTCTGCTAGTTGTAGTCATACCAATATTTACCCTTAAAAATAAACTGCTTAGTTAATCACACTGTTGTTTTTGTCAAAGTTCAAGGTCATACGTTCATTGATGTTAAACGGAATATACACCAAATCTGCTTGAATACGCATGCCTTGATCTGTGCTGTCTATGTTGATTTCAGTGACTGCAAATCTCGGATCATAGTTGATGATGGCTTCTACGTCCTTGGCTATGATTTCTTTGACATCAGGAGTAAATGGTTCAAACAGCATGTCCCAGATCACTGTGCCGAATTCCGGATTTTCCAGTTTTTCGCCTTTGCGAATATAAAAATGATTGATCAAATCCTGCTTGACAAGATTGATATCGTATAGCTTAAAGTTCTTATTAGCTTCAGTAGAGCTGAATCCTTTATAGGTGAACTGACCTTGATTCTGCGTTACCGTAGCAGAACGCTGCGCTGCTGTTTGTTGGTTGTATAGTCTTGTGGCCATGTTTTAGGTGTCCCTGTCAGTTTTATCTGGAGTTAATAATTGCGGTGCTCTATGTTCATGCAAGGCCCAAGGCTCATGCATGGGTATGCGTTTCATGAAGCTTTTTACAATGCCAGCTTGGTAACGCTTGTCCCAACCTGCTGTAGTGCTAGTGGCTAAATTGTCTCTGAGATCATAGGGTCTTACAAAGTCAGCAGCCTCGGCAGTTTCTGCGTTTGTAGGACCGTTAAAAAATATTTTAGTACCGTTGACTTTGACTTCTGCGCCACTACCTAAATTGATATCTGAAGTGGAGCTAATTTTAGTTTCTGCTCCGGATGCAATATCTAGATCGTTGTTGGTGGATATTTTAGTCTTGGCTCCGACTAATATATCTAGGTTAGCACCCACTGTGAGTTTAGAATCATTGTTGATTAAAAATTCCATGTCTGTGGCAATTTCTACGTGCCACTTACCCGATTCAGTTCTCATATTGATATTTCTACCTGCTTCTAGATTTATATCTCGAGCAGCACGTATGTTGAGATCTTGCTGTGTATGCACACTGATGCTGTCTTGTGCATAGACATCGATCTTACCGTTGCTGGTAAGTTCTATCCATGCTGTGCCACGAGCATTAGCAATATAGATTAGATCTTCTGAGTTGTGCATCAGGATCTGATGCCCAGTTCTTGTTCTTACTCTAAAATATTCACTAGCAGGGATCGTTGCAGATCCTGTATCACCTTTTTTCTGATTAGTAGGATCTAAAAGATCGATGTATTTCACTGGACCTTCTGCAGCAGATTTTTCTCTGTGAAATCTATCATTGCCGTCATCCATGACCAACTGTGTGCCACCTAATCTACTCACTGGCACAGTGGCCTGACTGTCTGATTTGCCTATTTGTTGTTTTTTAGCACTGGTTCTGCGATCAAGCGGACCTGGAGTAGATATACCAAACACCATGCTAGGAGCTTCTCGCCTCGGTGAACTTGTATTGAATCCCCTGACATCATCTTCTAACAAACCTTGTTCGAGAAATCTATCTGCTATAGGATGGACTACTCTGGGATATTTTTCTGGATCAATTTCCTGCGTGTCGCCATTGATGCGTTTGTTGATTTCAGCCACAGGCAAGGGCAAGGTAGTATTACCATATCTTTTTTTATCTTCAGCATCTAAACTGTTTACAGTGCTGCTAGCTATGGCTGGTACCATGTGATTGATGTTGATGCCAGGTACGCAGGCAAACCAATAACCTGCTGCAGGATCGCCATTGACAAACAATACCAACACATTAACACCAACATCCGGCGGTACAAACCACATGCCGTATGATTTCTGTGTGTCGCTGAACCCGTCAATGGTTGACTTTGATCCATCGTTGTTTCCCATGAATTCAAATGGAGTATAACCGAAAAACGGCGATGCGTATTTCACAATAAAAGTTTGACTGTCGTCACCTGATGCGTTTGACTGATCTTTCAATAAGGTAACTTCGATAGATCCCATGAAGGAAGGGTCAAGATGACTGATAACTCGGGCGATGTATATGCCCGTGGTTAACCCACCGCTTCTGCCTTCATCATCAACTGACGGTCTTGATAATTCTGCCATTAATTTTGTCCTAGATCTCGATAATATCTAAAGCCCACTCTTCGTTGGGGTTGATTAGATGTAGTGGTTGGTTGAGCGCCTGTGCTAGAGGATGCAGTGTCAGCTCCAACTGTAGAGCTAGAAGCACTGCTGTCAACCAATGATGTTTTTGGCGGTTCTTTGTCGCCTATTTCTACCGCTGGCACATCTGCTTTGTCTACCACTGATGCTTTGTCTCCGGTAATAGTTTCGTTGACTTCCGGTCCTTGTGGGCCTGGCATTCTAATACATTTCAATTTCTGTTTCCAATTTCCATCATTGAATTGATTTTCGCAGCTGACAACTCTATATATACCGCCAAAAGGGCTTTCCTTTCCTGCTATTGAAAAATCGTATAGACCAGTTAATGTGTTCACATCAGCTGGAGTTCTGAATGTCATATAGATATAGACGTTGCCGCTTTCATAGTTCATAGTGCCATCGTCTGTTATCTGTGCTGTGGGCGAAGCGGCTCCTACAAAATAGTTACTCATTCCCGAATCTATCAACCAATAAGGATCACCAAGTATTTCAAGATTTACCGTGACCATGTCAGCACTGCTGCCACTGATAAACGCTTCTTGAAAATTCTCTGCAACGTTTTGTTCAACAGTTTTGTATTCAGAACCGCCTTTGAATCCTTTCAATAGTCTAGGATCACGTTTTGGTCTAGCTCTACCGGTTTGTGCAGACTGCACTTCCGCAGCTTGTCCTTTACCTGTTTTAGTAGAAGAATTCTTTGTTTCAGCTGCGTTTTGATCTTGTGTGGAAGTTTTAGCGGCATCAGCTTCTGGTTTAGGATTTGCTCCTGCATAGAATAAATTATTGATGTCAATACTGAAACTAAGAATATCTACATTTTGTCCGGTGTAGATGTATTGGTATTCTTTGACTACATCTTTCATTAGTTCCGCATAACCCACCGGTGCGGATGTGGCGTTGGCAAATATGCTTTGATGCACTAGATATGGCACTACCCTGTAAGTGATCTTTTTTGCATAATCGCCTGTGATAACATCAAATTTCAACAGCTCTATTTGCACATCTAGTTTAAACCACTTGATAAATCCCTGCGGTGTTAGAAATTTAGGTTCTAAGGCTTCGGTGGCATATTCCGAACTGAGGATCACTTGATTAATAATTGCTGTCAATGACTGACTCTGTCCAAATTGAAAGCAATTATTAATCAA